CGTCTACAACATTACGTGCTTGAATCAAACCATTTTATCATCACGAATATGGTATAATGTTTGTATGGAAATAGCGTTTTTAGTTGTGTGCGTAATAAGCAGTATGGTAATTGCTATAGGTATAGGGTTTGCTCTAGGTAAGGTAAAAAAACTAGATAAAATGCCTGACTGGACTACGGAACTACTTTGTGCAATTCTTGCAATAGCTGGGCTATTCGCTGGCTTTTGGTTCGCCGATGCGTACAAGCAGTACATAATCGACCAAACACAAGAAAATCAGTACGAGCGATGCGTAGAGCTACTCAACAGCTAATCAAAAATCCACCAGAAATGGTGGACTTTTTGGCGAGTACCTCCTCCTCGTTCACTCTATTATAGCATCAGTTGCCTATTTTAGTCTCAATTTTGACGATTGCTTTTTCAATCTCTTCAAAGCGTTTGGCGTAGCCATTATGCTCGTCGAGCTTCTTCTCTTGCCTAATCTGGTTCTCTTCAATTCTGTCTAGTCTATCGCTTGTCTTCTGGTCTCTTACAGCATCTTTGATATCCTGCTCGGCGGCTTTTCTGTTCGAGATAATCGCTTGACCGATGATGGCAAAAATGCCAGTTATTACTGGAGCTACTACGTAGGCTAATAGATCGACGTTCATAACACCCTCCTAAGAGGAATGCCACCTAACCCGATTACTAGGTGGCAATGGCTTATGTTTTGGCTAAATGTTTGTTTACTGCGAGAATTTAGTAGAGTTTTAGGTGTGTTATTCGTTTTACCAGATGAATGTTCTAATCGGGCCCACATCATATCGCTACTACTCCGCCCTGTACTCAATGGTGTCGCCAGCGAATAAGCCAACACCGTTAGCTGATGCCCACCCGTCATAGACGGTAAGATGTACTTTAAATGTTGTAGAGTACCAGTGGCGCGCGTATTCATTCATAGCCTCGCCCCACTTGATTTCGCCTTTGCAGGTTTTCATAATTTTACCGAGTGTATCGCCTTTTTTGACGTTCCAGACTTTGCATTGATCTACAACTGGAGCTGGGGTTGGTTCTGGTTTCGGTTCTGGTTTGATGTAAGACTTTGGCCGATAACCGCCAATAAGGTTTTTAATGCTGATATTGATGATGTTTGTAGCAGATCCACCTACACCTTGTCCACACGAGTGCCCACCTTGGTTTTCACCTAAAAGAGCTACATATCCGTTTACTACTGGACCTAGCGCCATACCTACGTGGCCATATTGTCCACCGTCAAAGACCAGCCAGTCACCAGATTGGATATTGTTGTTACCCCAAAAGATTACAAAATCATCACCAGCGTTTTGTTCTGCGCAATTCATCATGCCTTTGGCCATACCAGTTCCACAGGTAGATACATCTCTACCAGCGTACGAGAACCAATAGGATCGTGCCAAGCTAACACATTGTGCGCCGTAGCGGTTGTTCGCTATTACGCACTTGCCTAGAGTGGCATTTTTAAAAGCTTCTGGAGTAGAGGTGTCAAATGTTTCAATCACAGCACCTAGGTCTTCATACTCGCCTTCAGCAGCGGATAACCCAGTAGTCTCATCCTCAAATAGTCCACCGTCCACCTCTTCAACGGTTTTTATCTCTTCACCATTAATTTCTTCTACTTCAATAATTTCGCCCATATCGTCTTCGACTGTGGCTGGTAATTGTTCTTCGGAGAATTGGATTTCGGCCTTAAACCCTTCGCCCTCAATATCTTGTATGCTAATGTTTGTTGTAATGCCGACAGTGCCAGCGATTAGCGCAACGATCAAGACCGCGATTGCACTAAGTAACGTTTTAGTTTTCTTACTCATTATTGCCTCCTTTTGGCATTACTTGATAGTCTAATAATCCCCATACATAGAGACATAAAGCAAGAATAAAAGGCTTGCGCTACGTTCCGAATGAAAAATACAATGAAAATGCAGAGGTTGCCGTAGTGAAAGCTAAGACCAGCAGCACGACAGCCAAAACCGTACCCTAGGTTTACTTGAAGTAAGAGAAACGCTAGGTTAGTCCGACTGGAAGGCCCCAGCAGACGTACTAACTTAAAAATGGAGTTTCAATTATGGCACAAGCAATTTATGCCGCACCGCTAGTGGATGGAAGAGATTATCGCTGGTGGGTAGGGCAAGATAATAACGTATGGGCAAATATCGAAGGCCGCGGGGTGATGAATCTCGGACAAGCTTCGGGCGTTTACAAAAACAGAGCGCAAAATCAAGGCCTTGATGCTAGTAAGTATATCGACGATCCAAACAAACCAGCTACAAATGCGTCTGACGACGCATATTACTACAGTGGTCGAGGTAGCTCAGGCTCAAGCTCTGGTTCTTCCTATAATGCTGAAGAAGAGGCCAGAAAAGCCAATATGCGTAGCATCTACGACCGACAAATTGGTGACATCAACAGCAACATCGACTCTTTACAAGGACAATTAGATAATGAGTTGGCTGGCGTCAAAAACGAGTACAACACTTATAAAAACGAACAGCAGTCGACTTATAATGCTAACAAGAACGATTATGACAAAAATACCTTACAAAATCGTCAGAACCTACGCACAAATAGGAATGACATTACAGATCGTGCTTCTACTGGCCTTCGTAGTTTGCTCCGTATTTTAGGGGCTATGGGCGCTGGCGGTGGTTCTGAGGCTCGCTATGAAGTACCTCGTATGGTGACGGACCAAGCTAATGCAGAGTTCAACAATGCTGGCCAAACTTATGCTCAAAACCAACAAAATCTTGATACAGACTGGGGTAACTACAACAACCAATTCGAAAATGACAAAAAGAAACTAGAAGACTGGTACAACGGCCAAGTTAAATCTAAAAAACAAGAAAGCGAGCAAAGAAAGCAGTCTCTGTTGTCCGACCTCGTTACAGCCTATGGCAACCGTGCTCAATACGGTGGTGACTATGGCAATAACATCAATGATGTTTACAACCGCATTGCTGAATCACGCAACAGAATCAACGAGCTTGGTAAATTCACGCCGACCAAATACACTGGTATGACAGCGGTCTACAATGCGCCAGAGTTGTCAAACTATGACACCAGTAAAACAAATCTAACTACTGAGGTGGTAGACTCTAATACTAGCGCTACTTCGCCACTTCTAGTAGCTTTGCAAGGATTAACTAAGAAAAAGAACACAAGCCCATATTCTAACAGATTGGAGGCTTAATCATGGCTAATTTGCTCAGCTGGTCTGGAGGTTTATCACTCCAGAAGAAAAAGAATGAAAACCAACTTAGCGGAGGTTCAACAATATCTTCTTTGCGCAATCCGTTTCAGATAGCTCAAACAATAAATAATCAGATTCGCGCCAATAAGGTCAATGGTTTTCAATCTTCTAACAACACTGGCAGTAGCACGAGTAATAACTCCTTCCAGCAACAAAACTTCCAACAACAAAACGACTTCCAGGCGCAACAAGCCGAGCAACAGCGTCGTCAACAAGAAGAACAGAGACGCCAACAAATTGAACGGATGCGCCAGGAGCAAGAACAACGCCAACAGCAAGAGCGCGAAAAACAGCTCCAGCAACAGCAGGCTCAGCAACAAAAACAACAACAACTTTTGAATTCTAGCCTCGGTAGAACTTTAGGAGATCGTAGAGCTGGCTTAGTGAATGATACAGTCAAAACAAGCAATCGGGGTGGTTTGCTCGGCACTCTTGGAGCTCAAAACAACCTAGATAGGCGCCTAAACCCAGTAAAAACCGAGAGCGACAAGAGCTACGATAAATGGCTCAGTACCACTAGTATGGATGATTTATCTAAAGAGTTAGACAAGGCTAGGGCCGATAACAATACAGACTGGATTAGGAGAATACAGCAATACTCTGGTAAAAGTACAAATGATATTGATGTTTACAAGAAACAGGTAGGAGCGCAGAATAGTGAGCTAAATCTTAGCCGTTCTGCCGCTACAGACCTTCGCAACGTCAATGATACTAAGACATACGATAATATCGACGTAAACGATAGTAATAACGTAAGATATTTTAGCCGTCAAAACCTCCTCAAAAAGACTCTTAAATCAGCGCTGGGCGACAATGCGGATGTTAGTGGTATGAGCTACCACGATGTAATCAACGCTTATAACAACGCTTCTGGCGATCAACAGGCAGACATTAAGAAAGCTATTGCAGACGAAATAGTCGACCAGAAGAAATATGCAAAACAAGGCAATCAAGAATCACTGAAATCAATCAGCTACTTGGCTGATCTAAATGCTCTCTTGAACCAGTATGGCAATGAAAAAGGTAAAAGCTTCGGTAAGCAAGTTGGTGACTGGTTATCTACTGGTGGCTTTGTTGGTAATATCGGTGGCAATGCGCTAACTGAAGCGCTTGGTAATATCACTGGCACCGAAGACGATACAAAAGCCTATCTAGAGAAGCAGCAGAACACGAGAGATGATTTAGGCGTAGTGGGTGCAGCAGACGCAGCGTTGACTGGGATAGCAAATACTGGGTTAAACCTCGGTACTGGTGGGTGGTATGGTCTAGCGAATGCTGGGGTAAATACCGCAAATACAATTTCTGGTTTAGATGATAAAGTGCTAGATTTTGATGATTATGGCCAAGCTTCTCTTCGTGATAAAGAGACTGGCGAAAAGATCTCGGAGTTGGGTAGCACAGCTTTGAACGATGCCTTTGCAATAGCTGGTAAAGTTGGTGTTGGCCCTGGGCTCGGTAGAGGTTCCCTAAAAGACATCGCTAAATACGCCTGGCAAGAGCCTCTATGGGCTGGCGGTACTACTATGATACAGGAAGGCTTAGGCAACCTAGGTAAAGGTAAAGAGTTTGGTGACTATGATTGGGGTAAAGTAGGCCAAAGCTTTGCAGCTAACCTTGGCCAAGATATTGGTATGGACTTATTCAACCTCGGTAGGGGCAGGGCTCAAATGAAAGTCGCCTCGCAAGAAGCCGAAAATAACCTCCAAAAGAATATCCAAAGCCAAAGCGACAACAATATCCGTAGTCTAGACGACGGCACGATGGTGAAGGTCAACGATGATGGCACAGTTTCAAAACTATCCGACGCTGAATTAGCTGGGGTAATTAGGCAAACAAGTGGTGCTAAAGATAACAATATGGATGGGATCTTGTCACGAAGATCTGACAACGACGGAGACGGAATGGTCGATAGGCGATCTAGAGTCAAAGCTGGGTTAGACGAACTGGGGCGAGCGATAACTGGGCAAAACCGACGACTTGCTATGGCTGGAGCAGGTGCGGAATATGATGGCGCAGGGAGAATGGGCGATAATAGCGATTCTATTATTAACAAAAATATGGTTTCGAAAGCTTCTGCATACAAAAATCCAGATGGGACGATTGGTCTAGATGGTGAGCCAAGGCGCTGGAACCAAAGTAATGAATCTTTGACTGAGTACAGAGGAAAATTGGCCGATGATATTGTAAAAAACCATAGTAGCGAAGACAATATCAAAGTTCCTGGGAGAAAAAATAAAGTTGGAATCAATGCCGAATCGGCTGGCAAAATAACTAGCGGTGGTGGTCCAGATGTCTTGGGGAAACGTAGCGAACTAATAGGTGATAAGTTTGACTATCTTAAATACGCAGAGAAGATAGGAAATGAGCAAGATTATAAAGGAAAGCATAGTTTTGCTAATGATTGGGATGAGTATGTAACTAAGAATGTAAAATTCAGCAATGGCGATATTGCCGATGTGCGCAATAAAATTGCAAATAACACCGAAGGTAAAGGTAATCTATACACGGCTGATTACGACATAACAAAAAATGGAAGCTCCGATAAAGAGCCGACTTCAGGACGAAAATCCCTAGTCGGTAGTGGAGCTTCCACTAAATCTAGTGTATCACAAAATGGCGAAAATGTCAATAATAGCGTAACTAGAATAGCCGATTTAGGTTCTGATATATCTAAAGAAGTCGGTAGTAAGGCGAAAAAAGTAGCCAAAAAAGCCTCTGATATTGCTAATGAACACCCACTGGGCGGAACGACTAAACTTGTTGACTCCCTAGAGCCAGAAGGCGGTGGCACAGAAAGAAGGAAGGTTTTGAACACATCTGGTCTAGAAGATCCAGTCAAAGATGCCCTAAAGAGTGGCCAGAAGATGACTACTCAAGAATTCTTTAAGGCTAATAATATCGAGTCCAACGATCTAGCCGCGCTTAAACAAAACTATCCAAACGAGGTGGCAGCCGCACAAAAACTAATTAAAGCTGGTGTAACCCCAGAGACCTTCAACAGTAAAGTATTCAATAGCGATGGCTCTCGCAAATCTGCATATAAGGGGCAAGAAATCCCTCCAATGCGCGCAATCTTTGAGATGGCCTACAACTACAACAAAGTAACTGATGTAGGCTCTACAAAAGACCAAAAGAAAGCGAATATCTTTAGTAGTGACAGTATCAAAGAAAATACCATGGGCGAAAGTAGCCTCGCAAAGAATACAAGCAAAAATCAAGCCTTCTCAGAGGAAGTTAGGAATAGGCTAGCAAATGATCCAGTCGAATATAAACCAACTACTAATGAAGAACGACTAGCTAGAGCTAATGAGATTCTAAGTTCTAGGAGCTTTGACGAGGTAGATAGCTACTTAAGAGACAACTACTTTAACACTGCAGATAAAAACCGTAATAGTGGCGACACAGTGCTTGCTGGCGAGTTTGCTAAGATGCTCGATGCAGATGGCCAATATGGACGCGCAACCGAGATAGTGCAGAAGATGTCTGAAATCGCTACGAAACAAGGCCAGCAAATCCAAGCCTTGTCTATCATGGCTAACCGTAGCCCAGAAGGTATTGCTAACATGGCCCAGACTGCCATCCAAAAAGGTGGTGGTAAAGTAGACGCTGAGGTTAGAAAGCAAATCGTATCCAATACTCAAGAAATAGGCAAAATTAGAGCAAAGATGGCCGAGCTCAACACCGAGAATGGCGACATCTCTTATAAGATTATGAATGGTGAGGGCGACTTGCCAGCTCTTCGTAAAAGACAAATGGAAATCGGCCAAGAATATAGGACTTGCCTCGACCAAGAAGGACGTAGCTTTGCACAACTATCTGAAACAGTAAGCAACAATAGCCCAAGAGATAAGTCTATCTTTGGTTCCGTATGGCGCGCAGGGTTACTCTCTGGACCGAGAACGCACGTAGGTAACGCAGTATCTAACACCTTCCAGAACGCCCTCAACGCTGGTGCCGATAGAATCGCGGCTGGCCTAGACTGGGCACGAACTAAAATCACTGGCGGTGAACGAGAAGTCGTAGCAAGTGCTGGTGGACGTGGTAAAGGCCTCAAACGTGGCTTAAGTGCTGCTGGCGAGGTAATGAAGACTGGTACTAACCTCTGGGAAGGTACAGAAAAAGTAACTTCTGGCCAAGGAGCTAACGCCTGGGGATACGGTGGCGAGCTTGAATTCAAAAACAAAATCGCTGATACGATGGTGGCTAAACCTACGAACTATGTCTTTAGAGCTATGAGCGCAGGCGACCTTCCGTTCCGCTACTCAGCCTTCGAGAACGCTATTAGAACTGAAGCCAAACGACAAGGCATGAACCAGGGTTATAAGGGCCAAGCTCTTCAAGACTACATCAATAGCAGAGTAGCCACTCCAGATCCTGATTTACAAGCTTACGGCATCAAGAAGGGTAATGAGTCCGTATACGACGCAGATACCTTCTTATCACGCACAATGTCGTCATTAGACAAGCAGATAAACAAAATCGACAACAAACGTGGTAGGCAGATAGCAAGAGGCGCTAAAACCTTAATTGCGCCTTTCGTGAAGGTGCCGAGTAAGGTGTTGTCCACCGCTGTTGACTACTCCCCAGTAGGCGCAGTGCAGGCAGTAGTGAAAAAGGTTGGTGGTTCTAAAAACTATTCTGTAGGACAGTTTGAGACCGACCTCGCTAAATCTGGCCTAGGCTCTACCGCATTTGTCGGGTTAGGTTATGCCCTGTCGTCAGCTGGACTCCTAACTGGTGGATACCCAGAGGAACAAAAAGAGAGAGACCGTTGGAAAGCTGAAGGCATTGAGCCAAACAGTGTAAAAATTGGTGACAAGTATGTTTCGCTTAACTACTTAGGCCCTGCAGCTATCTTGATGGGTATGGGCGCAGGTGTACAAAAGAGACAAGAAAAAGGCCAAGATCCGTTTACTATCTCTGTTGGTGCTGTAGGTGATACCTTCAATGCCTTCTTCGAGCAATCCTACGTACAAGGCTTGAACAACGCAATCAACGCAGTCAAAGATAGCCAAAGATACGGCGAAAGTTTCGCAAACAGCTTAGCAAGAGGTTTAGTGCCTAACATACTAAGACAAACTGCCGTAGCGACAGACGATAAGCAAAGACAAGTCGACAACCCTCTCGAAGCTATTACTTCTGGTATTCCTGGCCTATCAAAGACACTAGACGCCAAAGTAGACGTCTATGGCCGAGAAATCGAGAACAAACAGACTCTACCACTCGGACAAATGTGGGATGCTCTAAAGATTAGCAATTCTAGAGAGACAAACGATGTAATAGACGAAGTAAGCAGGCTGCACAGTGTAGATCCAAGCAACAAAGACTTGCAGGTAACACCTCCGCAAGCGCAAAGTTCCGTATCTGTAAACGGAGTAAACGTCAAATTGACAGACAACCAGAAGTCTCAACTACAAAAAGACATCGGCGCAGCTGCACTTGAAGGTATGCAACAAGTTATAAATTCGTCACAATACCAAAGCTTATCTGATGAAGAAAAAGCCTCAGCCCTGAATAAAGCACGAGAAAACGCTCAGAAACAAGTTAGAAAGCAGTTTATCGAGGCTAACAACATAACTGCAGACAATAACCCTGGGACAAGAGAAAGTGGGGGCTCTGCGAGTGGTGACTTCGCAAGCAAAGCTATCACTAGTGCAACAGCTAATACCGAAGGCAAGAGCGCTATTGTCGCAAATAATTCCCTAGAAAAGTCCAGCAAAGACATCCTCGATAAATACAACTCAATGTCTAAAGAAGATTGGAACGACTACCTCTATGGTAGTAGTGCCGAATCTGCAGCAGCTGAGTACAACCTAGCTAAAGCTAAGTATGAGAATAGCCTCGCTAACAATGAGTTAAACGATGCACAAAAAGTAAAGAAAGAAAAAGAACTCAGAAAACTCAATGTGTCTAAGGATTGGGAGAAGAAATATCGCGACGCCTACTCACTTGCTGGCAGTAAATCAGATATGCAAGAATTCCTGAACGATCTAGACGATCAGACCAGAGCTGAGACTGTGGGTATCCTCAATGGCCTCAACCGCGCTATGTACGAAGCTGGCGTGATTCAAGCTTCTACTTATAAGTCACGATCTAACGCCATCAATGGTACCACTACAGCCAAGAGCAGTGGTCGCAAAAAGAGCTCTGGTGGTAAGTCTGGTAAATCTGGCGACGATGGTATGAGCTCAGCAGAAGCCTCAGCGCTTGCAAGTCTAGCAAAGACAATGGTGAAAAATACCAACACAGCGAAGGCATCTACTCCTAAAGCTCCAGAAACAAAGCGTAAAATGACCAAGACTAAATCTAGTAGCAATAAGACAGGGCTTAGATCTTACTCTACTAATTTAGCCAAGAAAGCAACAGTAACTAAAGGGGCTAAGAGAAGTATAGCCTAAGGAAAGGAGAAAAATGGCAAAAAATCTTAAGATAATCAGAGGAAACACACAGATCGTAAGGTTGACAGTGTTGGACGCTGAAGCGGCTCAAGCTGTACAGCCTACAGATACGATCTACTTCACCGCTAAACCGAAGTACGATGATGATTCAACAGATTCGTCAGCAGTGATTACTAAGACCATGAATGCCAGCGACGTTCTAGACACTACGACTGGGGTGGTAACATTCAAATTGACAGCATCAGAAACCAATGTCACACCAGCAAAATATGTCTACGATCTAGTGCTAAGGCAAGCTGATTACGACCGCATAACACTGCTAGACGGTAAACTAACTATTAAGCCAGCGACAACGCTAAGAGGGTTCTAAATGATAGATGAAGAGATAAACTTAGACAGCATAAACATAGAAGCCGACGTAATGTCTGGCCCTAGCGTCGAGTCGTCTATCTCAACTGGGATGAATATCACTGATGTTGGAATTGGTGGGCCTAGAGGCGAAAAAGGCGACAAAGGCGATACAGGCTCTCAAGGTGCTACTGGTGCTACTGGACCGCAAGGCCCGCAAGGTGCTAAAGGTGACAAGGGGGACAAAGGAGATAAGGGCGACAAGGGTGACACAGGCGCGCAAGGCCCACAAGGTGAAAAAGGTGTCAAAGGAGACCAGGGCATCCAAGGGCCAAAAGGTGATACTGGTTCTCAAGGCCCACAGGGCCAAAAGGTGATAAGGGGGATACTGGAGCTACTGGCCCAGCCAACACATTGTCTATCGGTACTGTAACGAGTGGAGCTACCGCTTCTGCAACCATTACTGGCACTTCTCCTAACCAGACCTTGAACTTGACTCTACCAAAAGGTGATAAAGGCGATAAGGGCGACAAAGGCGCTACAGGTGACACGGGAGCATCAGGAGCTGCTGCTACCATAGCTGCTGGAACTACTACTACTCTTTCGGCTGGTTCAAGCGCTACAGTAACGAATTCAGGTACGTCATCTGCTGCTGTTTTCGATTTTGGGATACCTCAAGGAGCTAAGGGGGATACGGGGGCTACAGGATCAGCAGCAACGATTGCTGTTGGTACTACTACGACTCTTCCAGCTGGATCTAGCGCAACTGTCACCAACTCTGGCACAAGCTCAGCTGCAGTATTTAATTTCGGGATCCCACGAGGCTCAGATAGCTCTTATACCCTTCCCCCAGCCACTACTAGTACATTAGGTGGGGTAATTGTAGGGACCAATCTATCGGTCCAGAATGACGGCACTTTATCGGCTACTGATACGACCTACAGCGAGGCTACAACCTCTACGGCAGGCCTTATGAGTGCAGCAGACAAAACGAAAATGGACGGATTGGCAACAGTCGCTTCAACAGGTGCTTATTCTGACCTTAGTGGTACTCCAACGATCCCAACGGTGAACAATGCTAAACTGACTATCAAGAGGAATGGTACGACAGTTAAAAGCTTTACCGCCAATGCCTCCTCAAATGTGACTGCCGATATTACGGTTCCAACCAAGACTAGCGATCTAAGCAATGATTCTGGCTTTATCACTGGCGTAGCTTGGGGTGATGTGACTGGTAAGCCCACGTTTGCGACCGTGGCAACTTCTGGCTCTTATAGTGACCTTTCGAACAAACCTACTATCCCGACAGTCAATAATTCGACTATTACTGTGACGAATAATGGCAAAACAGTTGGGACTTTCACGACAAATGCTTCTTCGGCCGTAACGATAGCCTTAAAAACTCAACATACATCATGGGGGGCATATCATGAGTTATAGAAAAATTAACAACAAAGGAGGTAATAGATGACTCTACAAGAGTTGATTAATGCTGTTATGCTCAAGGCTACGGGTAAGCCGACAATCCTTGACAGAAACAACACAAAATGGGAGAAGATTCGCGGAATTGCGAACTACTACCAGAATGCCTGGCTAAACGAGCCTGGCGTACATTGGAATTCACGATACGAGAGAGCGCGCCAGATAGGTACTATCTCGAACTCAGAAGAATATAGCCTAGACGACGATATTATGGAAATATCTACGGCAAAAGGCGATAACATCTATGTTCAGACTAATGAAGGCGGCAAAGTGCCATTCCAACTCGTCAATTATAACGATTTAAAGAACTTCCCGACTGGCAACTACTGCGCTAAATTGGGCCAAAGCTTAGTGTTCAACAATCGCTTCGCAGATGACGATCCGTGCTATGGTGGCAAACTATTCGCGCCAGTGTATACTTCCCTCGAAGAGCTAGAAAGTGCGGATGACGATATACTAGTGGACAACCCAGAATGGCTAGTTACTATGACTGCAGCGGAATATATCCGAAACGATATAGTAAAACAAAATCAGTACGGCAACCTGGTCGCAGAAGCTAACAACTTGATGACTTCCATGATCAGAAATAACCGTGCTGGACAAGTACGCCACGTAAGAGGGGGTTGGCGAAACGGAGGAGGAATGAACTATGATTAATCCACCAAAAGCTACTAAAGCACCAGATATTAAACGAAAATCTATCTTAGACTGGTCTGTCGGTACTGTAACTGACTATGATTCTCGTAGAATCGTTGAGGATGCTCTAAAATCGTCCTCTAATATGGTGCTAGAGCAAAATGGTGTGATTCGTCCGCGTCCGTCACTCGTAGAATATGGGCCACAGCCAGATGGTGAAATTTTAGGTGAACTATTTGAATGTAAGGTCGTATCTGGCACAACTTCCACCTTCTACCTAGTGTCTATGCAGACAGACGGGACTAATTCTTACATTTACTACTGTAAAGGTGAAGATATTTTATGGACAAAGATAACTACAAAAACTTATGATAAGGCTGCACCAGCTCACTTTGTGCAAGTGGGCGAGAAAGTCTTAGTCATGAATGGCGTAGATGCCTTGTCATATATCGACTTAGCTACTTGGACGATAACATCATTCACAAAACTAACCGATCCAGCAACTCCATCAGCGGTTGCAACTGGCCTCTCTGGCTCTGGGTTCGTAGTTTACTACGCTGTAACCGCTAACTCATCTGTCGGCGAAACTGCCGCAAGCACAGCAGCATCTGTGACTATCGGGACAGATAGAGACGAGTGGGATCCTGCTACTCAATATGTGACTGTAAGCTGGACGGCCGTATCGAATGCTACTGGTTACAATGTGTATATGGGCACGACTACAGATGGTGACGGCAACCCTAAAATGTATCTTATCAAAGCCAATGTCGATCCAACGGTTCTATCATTCAAAGATAACGGCTCATACGCTGTAGATATTAGCCGACCTTCCCCATACACAAACTCTACCGAAGGACCAAAAGTAACGCGCGGTACAGTCGTGAATGGCCGTGTATGGCTAGTCGGCGACGTAGACAACCCTTACTATGTCTGGCATGGTGGTGATTATGGCCACGAGATCGACTTTTCGCCAGATGGTTACGGTGGTGGTTACACTACGGTAGCTTCTGGTACAAAGGAAGTGCCTATCGCTGTAATGCCGTTTAGACGAGGCCAGGGCGACTCAACAGTGGTAGTCTTAACTCAAGGATCTAATGGTTCTGGCCGTAGGTTTCAGATTAGTTACTCCACAGTGGAATATGGAGGTGAACAAAGAGTTGTCTGGTCGCCAACAGAAGACTCTGGGCGCGATGGCACGGACAGCCCAGATGCAGTGGTGGTTTACAATAACTCACTGTTTTACCCATCAAGAGACGGGTTTAAAACGACTGGTACAATGCCTTCGCTACAGAACGTGCTATCTACTAGAACTATCTCAACAACAATCCGCGACCAAGTAGCCCTCCTCAAGAGTTCTGCTATGAATAAAGCCGTAGGACTTGCTTATGAAGGTAAGATTTACTGGGCTTTGCCAGTTGGTGACACTGACAATAACCGTGTTTGGGTATACTATCCAGATCAAAAGGGCGCATGGATGACTTCTTGGTACCTAGATGTCAAATGGATGACTCTGTACAACGACAATGGTGGAAATACGCACTTCCTGCTTTACTGTAGCAATGGCAAAATTTACGAATTGGACCGTGCTACTGCAACATCTGACGATGGTGAACCGTTTGAGACGGATCTAAGCTCTGGTATGGTGCAATTCTCAAAGGACGGCCGAGAGTGGGCAAGATTGATTCAGATTGTCTTTACCTTCCTCAAACCAAAAGGTGAAATTGCCATCGAAGTAGAAGCTATGACAGAAGATGGAGCCATGAAGTACAAACAGACACTTCTTCCTAATGAGGCATACTCTGCTAGAGGTTGGAGTGAGGTTATCAACACCTCGCCTAGACTGATAGCATGGAGTAAGCCTGGTGATCCACAAGAATCTTCTCAAGAATACGTGGATGCGATTGTCGAAATTGACGAAGATATACAGTGGTTTACCTATGCAATCCATACTGTGAAATCTGGAACAGATTATAAGATCTCATCGGTCGTGGCGGAGCACGTACCGATAGGAATAAAAGATTTAAGCTGATAAGAAAGGAGAACAAAATATGTCAGCAACAATATCAGATTATTTTAACAAAGCCAGCAACATGGGTGGTAGCTACCCAGCTGTTGCTACAGTGACGGCTGCGCGTTCAACTGGTGGATCAACCTTAAGTTGTGATGATCTATCTAGCTGGGCCACAGATACGCCAGTACATTTCTCGACCTTCAAAGTTAATGCGGATGGCACGATTGATACGGCTACCCAAACTGACTGGAAAGGCATCGTAAACGGTAATACAATCACAGATATGACCAGATTGGCTGGCGCTGCCGACTCTGGTAACGCTTCTGGTGATAGAGTAGAGCTTAACCCGACTGTAGGTTGGCTAGATGACCTTATCACTGGTATTCTAGTATCTCACAAGCAAAATGGGGCGCTCAAAGACAATGCAGTCACTGAAAGCTCGATTGCTACTGGGGCCGTAACAAACACTAAACTAGGCGATGGTTCAGTCACTTCAGCTAAAATCGGAACAGGGGCGATTAGCTCGTACGACAAAATCGGCGATGATGTGATTCAAGCACGTAATCTCGTGCCAGCTATAGGCGACTACTCCACCTCTGAACAAGATACTGGATTTACTTGGATTGACGGTAAGCATATCTATAAAAAAACTATTTACATAGGCTCATTATTAAACAATGGTACAAAAACCGTAGCACACGGCATCAGTAATTTATCAAGAGTTATCAAAATCGAAGGGTATTCTTATCGATCTAGTGACCACTATATGTTCCCGCTACCATTGGTCTATGCTTCCGAAATAAAAGCACAGATATGCGTGTTAGCTAGTGACACAAATGTTTTTGTTATCACTGGTAGCGATAGAACCAACTGTTCAGACACACACATTACGCTTTACTACATAAAAACTAGCTAATATATCTGACTGATATTCATACTAACTATCAAGTTTCCAGTCCAGTTTTGGTTTTTACCTTGTGTTTTAACCACGTCGCCAGCTTCTAGCCATTTAACTAAACAGGTGTCACCTTCTGCGAAGTTATTACCAGACCAGGCCGTAACCGACCATCTCCCAAGATTAACTATTGAAGTGCCATTGACTAGTATTCTTGCCTCGCCCCTTGCTTTTGTAGTGGTAGATCCATTTGAAAGTGATAGTCTGAAGAAGTAAAAACCAGAGGTATCTATTGTATGAGTATTATAATCAGTCCAAGTATTACCAACGGATTTTGTAGATGAGTACGTTGTTTCGGCCACCGTTTTACCAGGAAATGTTGTAGTGTCAACATTACGTGCTTGAATCAAAATGCGACAAATGTTGCATAAACAGAGGTAAAAGCCCCTCAAACAAGGGGCTTTTTATTGAATTCGCGCACTATTTCGAGCTGTTTTCTCAAGGCATCGGCCGTTGGTTGTGATGCACAATCAAACAATGCAATCAGCACTAATAATCTTTTCTCGAATGGATCCTTGTCGGATATTCCACCTTTATCCTCTAAATACTGCAGGTGCCATAAGGCCGCTTTTGCGTCCATTTCTCTTGGTACTGGTATTTCTACCATACTTTGATGAATGAAGTAGTGAAGAGTATTGCGAGGAATGTAGATTTTGCAGTAGTGGTGATCGCGGAGTCGACGTATTGAGCCTTGAGTCCATTTGTTCTTCTGCCACAAGATATGGTGGCAATCCTTAATGTACGGGCATTCTATCCTTCTGTTCTTTGGCTTTTTACGGCGCTTGTAGCGCTTCTTCTTTTTAGACACTTCACTCACCCCCTTACCAAGTTGAAGCCTATTCAAAACGCTTAAAACCACTAATTCAGCTATTTTGTACGCGAATTTATAATGTTCGCTATAGCCTCTAAAGCTGTAGGCTCTGGACCTGGAGAGCTACCAATCCTAAGCTCTCCTAAATGGAAGGTCCAGGGCTCACGGCTCTAGAAGGCCGCCCGAATAGACGGCCAACTAGATAGTCTGCTTGACTAGGCGCTTGTGGTGCCAGTAATCGAAGCAACGCCAAGTTTCTTAGCATCGAGCACGAAGGTGTCGAAGATGAAATGGCCACGAAGAACTGCACCGTCGACATTCTCAGAATCTTCGATGATGTCAGTTTTGTGGATTTGGCGAGCACCAAGAACAGCTTTCTTCTGCCAGATGACAGCGAGAGTGTTAGCTGGGAAGTAGGTGGAAGGCACCTTGATTACTGCCATACCATCCAATTCGCCAACATAGCCACGAGGAACGAGTTTATCGTTGTAGCCAGTGACATAAACACCAGTGGTGATGTCACCTTTGATTTTGTTGTAGAAAGCAGGAGTGACGAACATCACGCGATCTGCGATAGGAGCCTTAGCTTCATCCAAGAAAGCGCTAGCTTCCAACACAGCTTCGTAAGCCTTGCCACTACCAGCAGTATAAGCTACAGCTTGGTTGTTGGTAGAAGCAGCAGTAGCTGCAGTTGCGATACGGTCAGCATCGATTGCAGGGATTACCTTCTCGTCCATTTCAGCACGAAGAACTTGCCCAGCTTTTTTAGCAAGAGCGCCCTGTTCGTAGTTACCGCGGTCAATCGCGATTTTGAAACACTTGTCATTACCTAATTGGTAGGTAGCGATAGTGTCTTGAAGTTCAGCATTACCACCGAAGCGATCGCCAGTTGAGGTACGATCGTAGTTCGATAGGTCTACTGTGGTTGGGGTGTAAACATTGATAGTCTTGACTCCATCGAAGTCATAATCAGCGTTCACGAATTTATCAGTATAAGAGCCATGTGCAAACGCGAGGTCCATCTTGCTCGAATACTTGTCTGCTAAGTGTACAGTCATTTTGAAATTCCTTTCGTTTGTTAGTTAATTGGTTGAAAAGCAACTAACCATTCATGAACCCAGCAAGGAAGGCATCATCCTCATCTTTAGAGGACGGAGCTTTAGCAGAACTGCTAACATCAGCGTTATTCATCATATCTAGCGCAGCTTTACGGCCAGAAGTCTTGCCAGAGACATCACCAGAAGCTTTGGCTCTTGCAATAGCAGAATACACTTGGTAAGGTGACAACCTAGAGCCAATTACTTGGCCTGTGTTCTCGTCCGTTATTAGTGAGCTCTGCATTATTTCATCAGCCGCCGCAGTGAGTTCAGCATTATACTGGTCGGACGCAGGATCAAAGATTGGGAAATCTTTTATCACCTGGTTAGCCTCAGTAGATAGTTGAATTCGGCTATCGGCAACACGTTCCACGTAGTCTTCAAACGCTTTTTGCCTCTCTAGAGCATCAATACGCTGGTTGAGACGCAAGTTTTCAGCCTCAGCTCTGGTGTAATAATCACCAGTATTGGGGTTGATTTGCGATACGAGAGAGTCTACCTCTGGTAGTTTTTGCTCATTCTCTAGATCGAATTTCTTACGACTTAGAGCAGCAATTTCTTCTCGCAGGGCATTGCGTTCCGCTACCTTGTCACGGATTTCAGAGTTAAGTTGCTGTTTGCGCTCTTCAGCGCGGTTTGACTTTTCTTCTGATTCTTGAGATTCAGACTGCTCAATCTGTTCAGTAGCCTCTTCTGCTTCTTCAGCTTCTGAGTCTTCTTCTGATTGAGTTTCTTGCTCTTCTTCGAGAGTGTCTGCCTCGCCCGTAAAACCGAGGACGAACTCGTCATCATTAGAATTGTCGTTGTCGACATTGTTTTCTACGGTTGGCGCTTCCGTTGTAGTGGTTTCGACATCCACTGGCTTTTTTACGCCTGTAGCATCATCTGCCATAATTTATCTCCTTTTACTTTTACGACTGTTAGGCGTCGATTCCTTGGGGCGAGATAGCCCCTGTTGTACCTCTCTTGGAAAGGGGGACGGCCAAGAGAAATACAACAGGAGTTACTTCAGCTTTTTCTCATCAAACATTTTCACCTTTCCTTCGAGAAAACTTAGATCGCGTTTCAGAATAGAGCAAACTTGTTTATTGACTTCAACTTCACGCATAAAGTTTTCGGCGTTCTTGGTGTCCGTGATAGAGTCAACCTTCTCTCGAAAAGCAATCTCTTCTTGTAGGTGCTCTATCACGGCAGTAATTAGTGGCCGCTCTTTTTCAAAAGCGTTTTTATCTTGCCGAAACTTCTTCTGTTGCTCTTTTGGGGGAGCAATTAGGCGTTCTGTACTAGCTTGATAAAAGTTATCTTCCATTGCCGACTAACCTCTCTAATTGGCCTGCTACTTGTTCTGGTGGTATACCTGCTTGCACTGCATGAATTGCATCAGCAATAGCTTCATCTGGTACACCTTGAGCACGTAGAGCGGAAACTACACCTTCTATGTCGTTATCTGGCTCAACTACTGGTTCGCCAGCAGTTTCTTCGGCCAGCTCTTCTTCTACTGGTGTTTCGAATTGGCTTAGATCAACAGTCAGGTCTTCGGAGTCTTCAACGCCACTGTTAGCGACAATCTTATTCCAGCAAGCAGCAAGCTTTTCTTGAGGGATAATCTGCGACAGAGAAGGAGTTGCAGCTATTTGCAAGAGTAACTGCAACGCTTCTAGCTGTTCTGATTGCCCATTTAGTTTCGAGGTGGAGGCATCGACTCTAAAATGCAAAGCAGGAGTAGCGGAAGAATAATCAATACGCACTTTGTTACTGCTATCAACGAATCCATGGTCTAATTTACCTTCTTTTTCTAGTTCACGGAGCTTATCAGCAGTCTTACGATCTAGTTGTAACTCTTCTACGCCTTCTCGTTCAGCGAAGTAGACATTGATGGCTGTTTCGGCCCAGTTTTCGAAAAATGACTCAAAGTTTTTGCGAATGTAGTTATCGTCAGCGCTCATCAACTCTTTTTGCTGTTTCAAAGCAGTAGGAGTCTTACCAAAGCCAGGGTTGCCGACTTCTGCGCTAACAGTAGTGTCACCACCAGAGTTAAACAAAGCATAGAGCTGAGTTTTATTTAAGGCATAAATGTTTGGATAGTTGGCAATAGCACTAGTGTCTACCGATAGTGGCTCGATGCGATTTTTTGGATCGTCACCCATATCGACTAGCGCATTCGCTTCATAGATAGCTTGAGTAGTGTCAACATTGCCATAGACTAACACTGGAGGGGCTAAACCGAGTGCACGATTGAACTTATAAGCGCGCATATCGGCATCAATCATGTTCTGCATACCACCGACAATCTCTACGACAGAACGGCCAAACGGATTGGAGCCGTCAACATCGGAGTAGAAATAGTCTACTGGAGGCAAACCTCGTGGATCTTTGTTTTTCTTGCGTCGAACAATAGTACCATCTGCACCTTCGCTAGATGGACAACCTGTGTAGAAAATCGCACCAACACCCTTCTGGAAGCCTATCACCACCTCAATACCAGAGGCGTCAACACTAAGTTTTTCTTCTGCTCTAGTTTTAGCCTGATCGTCTTTAGAAGTGATATTTGTTCTAACTTCTTTGAGGGCTGCAGTATCCCAAGTAGAGGCATATTCGCCACCATTTTTCTTAGCTTCAGCTTCAATCTTCTTGTCGGCCGCTAAAATCTGGTCGATAGTCTCTGGTTGCCACCAAGAGCGCATAAAGAAATAGTCACAATCATAGAAGGACTTTTTGCCAGGTTGGAAGAATATATCACCCCAGTAAACTAGAGAAGCATCAGTAGTAAATTCGCGACCACGCTTCAAAAACGGCGTGTAAATGGCCTGCCCACCCACAGTAAGGCCATTTTCCACCGTGGACCAGAATTTCTGGATCAAATCATAATCGGAGTTAGCATAGGGAATAATTTTGTTTAGAAGGATAAACTCTGCCACAATAGGTAGCCAGTCGTCATCATTATCAGAAGTAACAACACCAGTGGGGAGTTGTTGGATGATGCGCTTAGGGGTTTTTCGAATGAGCGAGGCGGTAGTACCATCGGATACTCTAGCGTATTCTGGTGGAGTGCCTGGCTCGGTTTCGTTTCGTGCAATTCTGACAAACTCATCAAAAGGCTCAGTCCATTGTTTAGTCCAGTCAACAGCCTTGTGATATTTATGCCAAAAGTTTTTCTCTGTAAGAAACTGATTCACTCATCATAACTTCTTTCTGCTCGTTTCTCGTACTTAAAGTAAACCAAGCTTAATCCCACTATATTTTGTATTCGGAACCCTTGTCAAGAATTGTGAATTTTTTTATTGCGTATCGTGTACCTCTATTAGTAGAGGCGCCAGTACGCCTAATTTGAAATTCAGCATCAACAAGCTTGCCAGCTTCGTACAATCTCTGCTCCTCGTCTGCGAACTTGATATACTCTTCGTCTTGGTCTGCACGATCGCGAATCTCGACACTCTCTTCAGTATGTACCTTCTTTGGGGCCACAAAAGCACCAGCAACGATAGACTGGCTAATCTCTACCAGCTTATTGTCTTGTACCTCCGTTATTGACCTTTTACCATATTCTATTTTGCTCATATTACTCCTAAAAGATTTTATTTAGCGTTGACTTTTGGGTATGTATCTTGATCTTGACCTGGCGGCCTACTACAAGCTCTGATTCGGCTATCAATGCGTAAATAAATGCGCTGGAACTGTGGCTAGACCAGTCATGAGTAGGCTTAGCTCGGAGGATTCGGTTTTTCTCGTCATAATCGTAGTGATAAGCTCTCAAGCACTCTAATCCACGTTGGCACTTCTCTTCATCAAACCAGCATAGTGACATTTTCGGTCGCGCCACCATGTCTATGTCGTCTTGGCCAGGCGTAAAATTGGTTGGTCTTAACACTGTAACGTTAGAGAAACCATTGTCGTTGAAAAAGTCTACTCTAGTCTTGTTTGTTTGTAACTCTCTCTGTTTAGCATCATGCGGTAGGTAGTGTGTAGCATAGTTGTAGGGTTTAGATCGTAGCAGAGCTAAATAATGGCCCAAATCTTCGCCAGAATTCTCATAGTGATCGATAAAATGTATCTCACGCCCTATAATCTGAAAAAACCAGATGGCCGTACAATCGCCAATACCTAAGTCCCATGCAGTATAGACTGGCGCTGCGCCATCATAAGGCACTCTAGTGATACGGCCTTCTTCTCGTGCTTGGGCTAACTGTTTCCCGAATACTGAGCCAGTCTTAGCTGTGAGTGGCATTCCGAGCCAAACGTGCTCGTATAAGTCTGGATTTTCTTTGCGCATCTTCTCACGCTCAAAAATAACCTCTTCTGACAGTAATTTTTCAATAGCGTCCGAGTTTATCTGCTTCACGTAGGTGCGCTCGTCTGGTTCACCTGCTACACGCTCCCAAATTGGATCATTCTCGCTTATCCTGTTAAACGTCCAAATAAAATATGAGCCAGCTTTACGAACAGTAGGGATAAGTATGTCGATTGACTCCATGCTAAAAGTCGAGGCCTCCTCGCCCCAACAGATGTCTATACCCTCTAATGACTTGATTGATTGAGGATTATTTCTCACACCTCTAAAGATAAACTCTGATCCATTGCGATTTTTGATGGCCTCTCTGGTTATTTCCCAGCCTGGCAGGTTAAATTTCGCAATAATGTCGGCAATAAGTCTATGCACGGAATCAGCTATACTCGCCTGGTATTCACGAGCGCACAATATACGTAACTTTTCACCAGTAGCTTTGATGGCTAGCACTTCTGCTACGGTGGTAGACTTGCCAGAAGAACGACCGCCATGATAGCAGATATGTCGCCACTCCTTTGTGGGCTGGACCAATTCGCTAAACTGATCTGGTATTTCGACGTCTATTTCCATATCTACCCTCCATAATTTCTCAAAGTTATGTTAATGCTTTTGACTTCTGCATTGATGTCTAGTTTGTCGTGGCTCTCCATTTTACCCCAAGCTTCCTCTTTGAGCGCTTTGTATGCTTGCACGTCACCTACATCGATAGCTTTTCGCGCCATACTAGCGTCCATAGCCGTTTCGATAGTATAGTCGTCTGATGCTATACCGAGTCCGTCTAATTTTTCTATCATTTTTGGATCCTTTACGGCCAACTTTAAAATCATTTGCGCCTGTTGCATTCGGTCGCGTTTTTCACGTCGAACTTGTCCGCTCTTGATGCCACCTTTTTTGCCATTTTTTCTAACTTCGCTCGGGCTTCGTTTGTCATTCGGAATAAGATTTTGTGGGTTGCCACGCTGCTTTTTTGTCACTACAGAAACACCTGCCGACTTCTTGTCGCTAGTCTTTTTTGTAGTCTTTGCATCTTTTACTTTATCCATTATCCTCCTTAGATTTTACTTTTTCATCGCTCCTTGAGGACAGTTTCACCCCTTTGACGAAGTGGGTTATCTCGAAGCGATTAGCGTACTTGTAGACCTCGTAAATATCCTCTAAATCTCTCCTCATCAATTCTTTTCTAAATCTACTCCACGACTCTGTGTAGTGGCCCTTTGGTGCTCCGTATCTGTGAAATACTGCGGTGATAGTGTTTGTTTCGACAGTTATGTGATAAATATCGTTGAATATGACCTTACCCCAGGCAAATTTGCGCTCGTTTGTAGTCCCAACCTTGAAGCGCCCCACCTTGCTACCTCACAATACGGCACAATCCTAGCCGAGTTAGTTTTTTAGCACGTTCAGCAGTTACATTGAATGGTTCGGAATTAGCATAGACCATGTGGCCTAGTTCCAGATCATAGTAAGTTACAATACATTGGATAGCGGTGTCGACCTTTGGTGGAGTATAGTGACTAGGTTCATCAACTAGCAACTTGTCCCACTCATCGTTTGGAGGGCTATATTTGAAACTTGTCCGTCTCTTAAACATCTGTTCTACCACTTTGTCAATGTTAGAGCAGTCCCAATCTAGTACGATCTCTGCTTGTTTCGGTATATCAAACTCTTCTGCTACGCTAAGTGGGGTGCGCACTACGCCAACGCCATAGCCTAAAGCCTCGTTTAGCGAGTAGCAATATGACTCCATATTGTTGCTAATTTGTACCATCCAGTCGCTATCGGCAATATATGGTCTAACATCGACTCTTGGTTTCATGATCGCTACATTCGGCGAGTCTATATTCGCCTCCATGCTATTCGTAAATATGGTCCACAAATAGTGCTTGCCAGTCTTATTGCAGTATCTATCTAATGCTTCAATGAGTTTTAAGGTTCTATCTCCACCCTTTGTCCTGTCTTCTAGCCTAGAGGCCGAAATAATACGTAAAACTTTATCGGGTTTTTCTAGAGTTAGCGGGTTATAGCAATAAATTACTGGTTTGTCTACATTCTGACGTTTTTCTTGCAACTCTATCTGTGATTTTGCGTACTTACTCACTCCGACTATCTTGTTTATCTTCGGATGATCTATCGGTGGTTTATACCCTAGTTCCTGGTAGATCGCATGACAAACGAAGATATATTCATCGGCCTCCACCTGATCTATTGCATCGATGTTGAAATTGAAGAATGCACGTTTGGCTGTATATTTTGCCTCTCTGTCGCGCTCAATGCACCTCACTAGTTTTCTGAGACGCGTAATTTGGCCTATGTCTCCGCTATCGTATAGGACGGCAATATCCTTTTTGTGATATTTTTTCGCTATCTCATAAAGAAACTGCTCAGTCCCGCCTATTTTGTTGATGTAACGAAAATAGAAAAGGTTTGCGTATTGGTGTTTTTTCATATCGACATTTTCACCTGTTTATATTCCTCGTACCTTGCTTCAGTTACTGTCTTACTTGGTTTTATCAAGCCTTCCTCAGTCAGCTTCCTTCTAGTCCTGCGGATATTTTCGACACTAGATACTGCTTTTAGTTTGTTGTACAAGTCTGGATCGTTCCAGCCATCTTGATACCAGATTGTCGCTACTAGTAGATCGTCATTGTCTGCATAGCGTTTGTCTTTTTTACAGAGAGCGATTATTCGATCTCTCATGTTTTTGGTGTTAATCTTCATATTGATCCTCCTCCCATGCTTGCCAAGTTAGGCTTCCTTCACGCGGGTAGTTGTAGTGTTTCAAAACTATCCCAGTAAAGACTTCCTTAGGCTTTTTGGCGTATAATTTTTTACTAAATGGCACGTCTTCTCGATATTTCAAGTCGGGAATTCTTGTTTTGCCAAGAAACTCACGTCTGATAAACTTTACAGCTCCAACAAAAGCTTTCTTACTCTTTTCGTCTAAATGCCAGATTGTCCCATCGTTTATCTCTAAATCAAAGTAGATTAGATCGTTTTTACCGTCTAGAAGTGGTATGAACTTTGAAAAGTCCGTCAGAAAATAATCGTCACTAGATAGGGAAACAATATATTCACCCCTAGCTTCGTCAAAGCCAACATTCATTGCATGAGCTATTCCGCAGTTGTGCCTACTCGAAATTAGTTTTATTGGGCAAAGATAGTCGTGCGTCTGCATCCAAGTTGCCATTATCTCTAAAGAGTTGTCTGTAGATCCATCATTTATTAGGATAATTTCTATGTCATCGGTGTTCAATGGAATACTTTTTAGAGCTCTCAAAACCAGATCTTCCTGGTTGTAGACTGGCATTATGATGCTAAGCTTCATTTTGCCTCCTTCGTTGCGTATCTCTTTTCAGCTCTAGCCCTAGCGAGCGAGCGCAACCGTTCGCGTTCACGAAACTCAGGGTTAGCCATCCTCGCGTGCCATCTCGCTCGGTCTCTAGCTCGTTTTGCTTCAATATCTTCAGGGTTTCTTAGCGCCTTAAAATAGGCTTTAGCTCTAGCGTTGCTACTTGCAAGGCCCTTAAATCTAGGTACGCAACTTGAGCAATAAGTGTCTTTGTTGGTGCAGTAGAATATCTTGCCACAAATTCTGCATTTATGAAACACTAATTCGCTCATTCCGCTCCCTCACTTTCGCTAACTACATCGTGCTCACAATACCAACGCGCAGCTTCGTTCAATTCACGCGCTTGTTCTACTGTTAGGCCGCCAAATCTATCTCGAAAAGAGCTCATCGCCTGGCCTCCAAATATATTCTTTTTCTTTTCGACCTGATCCACGGCGCTTTGAGATCCTGCCACCTTTGGCGCCAGCTGTTCTGGCTAATTCTGGATTCGAAGCAAAACCACCAGTATGACCATTTTGCCCCCCCTTGCTACCGATTCTTTTATAGAATTCGGAGCCATATTTCTTCATATTTGTGGCGGCTGCTTTTCGGCCACCTGCTTTCGTGCCTGGCATTTATTCACCCTCCTTTTCATGGAGCATGAATTCTGGGCCGACAGATAAACCATCGTCAGTATCAATGTTCTTAACTTTTTGATAGGCATTGTAGCCTAGATCCATAGCGTCTTTGAGACGGTTGTAGTCTTTTCTTGATAAATCTTTGACTAGATCCATCATGGCGTCAAAACGCTCTTCGGCAGGATCTTCCTCGAAGAATAACGGACCTTTACTTTTCTTTTTGAATAAACTCATTTTTTACCTCCTTTTAATTGATTTTTTGCACCTAATTAGTCATATATTCGTCGATAACCTCCTTTGCTTCATCGAAGCCAACGGCAAACACCGCCCTATAACCTCTAAACTCTAGTCGCTCTAATGTCTCAGCTTGCTCTGCTATATGCTCGCTGGCCCACTCACCATTCTTTTTCTTGAGACGAGTACCTTCTTTTTTGAGTTCGATAAACAATCCGTATTTTTGCTGAATAAGGTAGGCACTCATAGCGTCTACAAAATCATCTCCAGTAAGCTCCTCTTTAGAACCATTTGTTTCAATAACTTTACAAAGCGCTTTTACTCCTTTTGGTTCAGCGATAAACATATCTGGCCATGCTCTGCGCCCTCCGTTCTGGCGCTTCTGTTTGACGGCTTGTCCCATAGTGAGCTTGATACCGCTGCCAAAATCACTATGAAACAAGACATTCGGGTATTGTAGTCTTAGATAATCTGCAACCTGTTGTTGCAATACTGCCTCAGTAACGCCCACTTAGACCTCGCCTTCTGTCATCTTCCATTGCGCGCGCATCTTCATTCCATTCGTTGACTAGTTTTTCAGCGTCTTCCGCAAAACCGTCTAATAAGCTTGTAATGGATTCGACTATTACGTCCATCTCTTCATGGTCTGGATCAATTTTTTCAGCCTTCATGATGTCTTCAATAAAGCGTTCTGTCAGCGCCTCCGAAGCTGTGGCTGAGTCACAATTCACCGTAACCATGTAGTCGGCTATAGCCTCCGTTAGAGTTTGTTTGTGGATCATTCCAACCCCTTTCCTTGGTCGAGCTCATCGCCCATCCCGTTATTGATTAGATATTCTCGAAGCTCAGCGGCCATCGTGAGCACCCACTCGATGCCGTTCTTGAGCGTATTTTTGTCTAAATAAGCAATAGCAACTGTTATGTAGCCATCGTCAGATCTACACAAATGTTGGTTGCAACAATGATATTCGAACCTTTTGATGTTCGGATAGAGAATCTGATAGCACTCGTGTTGCTTTGAATTTAGATATTCAGATGCTGGAGTTCTACCAGTTTTGTAGTCAATCGCAGTGTCACCATCTAGCACGTCTAAGACGCCAGATAGATAACACCAATCATTGAGTTTGCGAACCTTTTTAGTGCTAAGTTCGAGCTTTGGGGATTTGAGCTTACGGCCACCAAACCTTGCTGGCAAACGTCCAGTTTTTCTGGTTTCTTTTTCCCATGCAGTGTGTTTCTTCTTGCCATACTCCATAGCCTCAGTTGATTCAGTTTCAACACCAGCATACGGAGCTACAGCTCTATCAATATCCCCACGAGCCCAGCTATTCAGAATCGAATAGCTTACTCGGATTGCACCATATCCGTCACTAGCCATTTTGCACCTCGCTAATTCTGATGGTTTTCTTGCGGTGCACCTCCGCAATACCACGTGGCAATTTGTAGTTCTTTGCTTTGTATTCTTCGATAGCTTTTGAATCTAAACTCCAAACAGTTTTCTTTGTCCAAAACTTTTCACGATGGAATTTGACCTCGCCAGTATCTCGATATTTAGCACCAGAAGCAGAGTAGTTAATCTTAATCTTGCTACCTTTAAGGCCAGTAAAATTAGGATTGAATTCTAGCGCCTGGCGCTCGATTTCGCTTTTTAGGTATTCAATAGCACCATCTACTTCTTTTTGGATTTCAAGCAGACGGACAATAGCATCTTCAGCTTTTTGGTCGAAGATTATGCCTTCGCCGTCTTTTTCTAGCTTCAAAATCTCGCCAGCATTGACTTTAACGATCATGTCGCCACTAGTCGCCATCCTCACTCTCCAATTCTTCCGCTAGTTTCTCGGCATCCGACACGATCTCAGCTTCCTGCTCTTCAGTGAGCTCTGGCTTACGTGTAGGATTGTCGTCATACTCGCCATCTACGGTCTGATCTTCTTTGATAGCCCTTTCGAGTTGAGTATTTAGCGGACCAAATTTTGATAATAAGAGCTTCAACACGGTCTTTTTGGCCATATCGTCAAAACTATCTTTCCAAAGCCCGTTGCCATATTTGGCATAGTTTTTGGAATACTTTTTGGCATGGGCCTCAAGTTCTTCTACAGTCATGTAAAGCGACTTATCAAAGCCATTTAATAGCCTGAAATACGCCACGAAACCGCTTGTTTTCGCTTTTTCGCGCTCAACTTGGCTCTCAATCCAGTCGAACTCGATTTCGCCGCTTAGACGGTCGAAATTGACGATTTCACCTTCTTTAACTTCCGAAGCGTTGATAGTTTTGTAAAATCCAGATCGTTGAGCTAATTGGATAAAACCTTTGTAGCCCATCTGGAATTGGCAGACTTCACCATCTTTGTTCTTGTAGGGAATAAGGTAGGCAAAACCTAAGTTTTGGTTGATAGGTAGATCCATTGACGCTGCAATAAGCGCTGCAGAAACTACGCTCTCTGGCTTGCAGTTATTCAACATTTTGTTGGCATTAGCTGCGGCCACTAAGCTTGTCATAAATTGTGACGAGCGTTTGCCTAGTAATTCGTTAAGCCTTTTTGACACAGCATCTTGTCTAACGTACTGGGCGATTGATAGCTGATTATTTGCCATAAACCTCCTCACGTTTGAATACGCCATTAGCGGCAAGAATCAAGGCCAACACAGCTAAAGCGACTAATTGTAGAGCGAAGCCATCAAATCCATTGCTCTCGCTGCAGACAATTATTGCTGCTGGAATGCCTATTGCCAGGCTTAAGATTTTTTTAAGTTGTTTTGTCATGTAGTTTTCTCCCTTTGTCGCTTGGCGAGCCTCGCAGTTGAACTCGCCAAACGCCCGATTAAATTTACTTTTCTAGCTCCTCAGTGACTTTTGTTTCTCACCCCTCTTTAATCGTTGAGGCGGTGTAGTGTCGATCACTATTTGTAAAGCCTATGAGGACAAAATCTGAGTTTGAAGTTTCGCCCTCAATAAGCATTAAAAATAGGCCAGATGTTTCTGACCTATCATGTAAGATTATTTCGTGTTATAATTATAACACGAAAGTTTTTTCCATGATAGGAAAGAATCATGTAACTTTCCGTGTTGTTAAGGAGAATTTGAAATTTCTTTCAATCTACCCTTATTCTAGCACAACCGACATGATATGTCAAGCCCACCAAAACAGAGTGGCGCAGAAAAATCTGCAAACCACTCTGATTTTTTAAGCTGCAGGCACAGCAAACTTGTAACGATTGAAGTATTCGCTCAAGTGTCCCTCAAAACTATGCACGTATCGCTCTGTGATCGAGACGTTAGAGTGGCCCAACATCTCTTTTGCTACTTCTAGCGGAGCTCCATTTTCTACCACGTCTGTGGCGAATGAATGCCTAAGAGAATGAGGGTGGAAGTTCATATAACCAGCTTGATAGAAAGGTTTTCGCATACGGTGCCTTATTTCTTCTACCGATAAGTGGTGTTTAACCCCAGTTTTAGTTGTAATTTCCCAAAGATAGTCCGTTATTCTCTCACGCTGGATCCAGTCATTCAGTCTGTCTCTAGCTTCTTCACTCAAATACACTTCTCTGGCCTTGGAGCCTTTACCGATAAATGATATTCTGCGTCCATCAAAGTTCAGGAGCCTTAGGTTGCGTAGCTCCGAGATCCGAAGGCCACAATCGAAGCAGATCCTAATTAGTAGCCATTCAAGGCGATCAGCGAATTTTAGCACCTGTTCTATCTGGTCTTTTGTGTAGTAGACTCGGCGAGGAGGCTGTTCTTTTTGTTTCATGATAAACCTTAGTTTTAGTTTTGGCATTATTACGCCCATATCCTGAAAATATCGAATCATTGCTATCAAAGTTACTAGCCTGCTGTTCACTGTTCTACCAGAGCATCCACGCGCAGTTTGTTCCAAGATCCACTCGTTTACTTGCTGGTTGGTTAGCTCTTCTATACTATTGATTTTGATGCTCTCTAAAAGAGACTTGCACACCCATTTTTTCCCATGAATAGTCTGTTCGCTCATTCGGCGTACATTCTCGCAATACTTGATGTATTCATCTAATTGTTTCTCAAATTTTGTCATAAAACTCCTTATTTAGTTAGAAGGCCGCCTCAGCTTCGGCTCCCTCCCAAGCAAGAAGCTGAGCGCGGCCGAGATTAAATTTTTCAAAAAGATTTTTGCCAAAGCCTACTATTATATTTGTATTATTGTTTTATGGATGTATCAAATGTGTTACATTTACCAGGGGTAGCTAAATGTATCAAATATGTTACATTTATTGGCCATTTTTGGCACTTTCCCACATAGTTTTGCACATAGTTTTCCACAAGTAAGGTCTTGACAAACAAAAACAGAGGCATCTCCCAATACCTCCATTTTGTATTGTTGTATTTTCTACAACATCCTAATTATGGCAGGCTCGCCATAATTTGCACCTAAGTTATTTTGAACCCGATCCACGTGCTCCTCCCACGAGCAACCCTATCGACAACGATCAATCCCTTGTCTTCTAATTTCTTATTATATCGCCATATCTTCATACGGTCTGCTTTTAGATCCTTTTCAAACACTTTAGACGATACTCGCGTAAACCCTTTTTTATCTTGAACGAGGCGATTTGAATAATCTTTAAGGATGGCGTAATAATAGGCCAAAGCCCAATCCCCATCTACCTTGTCCAAGTCTCGCTTATCGAACCATGGACGGGACAATTTGTTTCGCACCCGCAAAATACCTCCTTTGTGCTTAATGAGGGCGCTTTAAGAAAGCTTTACCCTCCCACAAAATGTAGGAGGGTACGAAACTTCAAAACTCAGTATGCTCACATTATATCGCAGATAGCTAAATTTGTCAATAATAACAGGGGTGGAGTGCTCTGATTCAAGCACGTAATGTTGTAGACGGCTCAATCGGCTCCGATAAGATAGATTTTTCTTCGATTGGCGATATGACACAGTTTCTTTCGAACAACACATCAATAGACAACTACTCATACACCGTGCCTAATGATTATAAGCTTGCATATGCAGTTGTTTACATAGACTCAGGAACCAACCAATCACATAAAGTCGGGATCAATAGCGCTGGTAATGTCGGGTATAAACTATCGAGCACCCGTTCAACATTTGCATTGATCGTAAAGGGTGGTGATAAAATTATGGTCACAAAAGAGAGTGGCTCAGGGAGTGTGCCATGGCACGTGGGCTATATTAGGAAATTATTTTAGCTAGTCTTTGTATAATAAATAGTTACTGCACAAGACACATTAGTTAGACCAGAATTGATAAACATATCGTTAGCTGTGCATCGAACGGTCAACCAATTACTACTATCGTAATAGAATGGAATCGCCCAGTACTGCCCAAGCGAACCATTGAAAAGGTCGCCCTCGACCTTTAGAAGAGCATTAAAGTCCGATATCCCATGTGGGACTGTCTTTGTCACTCCTGAAGTTCCACTTGTGGTAATAACGAAGGTCTTTTTGTATATGTGCCCACCACTTACCCAAGTAAACCCAGTATCTTGTTCGGTCATAGAATAGTCGCCCACCTCTGGCGCCATATTACGTGCTTGAATCAAACCATTTTATCATCACGAATATGGTATAATGTTTGTATGGAAATAGCGTTTTTAGTTGTGTGCGTAATAAGCAGTATGGTAATTGCTATA